CTGACTGATCTGGAACTAGGATAGCATTGTCAGTGTTGTATCCTTGACGATCTAGGAAGTGCAGTGGTTCAACAAACACTACTTCACTGTAGTTCAAGCCACCATTCAAGTCAGTGTTATAACGTAACGTAACAATCTCTTTAAGGTTATTAGGATACAAGAAGTGAGTAGGCTTAGCGCTGTCAGACAATGAAGTCATCTTAATAAGACGCTTATGCTCAGGGATCTCACGAGCAGAGATGATGTTAAAGTATGTGTCTTCAATTACAGAAGCAATCTGTTGAGCTTCTACTGTGTCGCTAATGGAGTTAACAGCCTCTGAGTCCATGTCACTCAGGATCGACTGAACCATAGAGAGGAGAGTAGTCTTCATTATGTTCTATCCAATACTACTACAAAACGAAGGGCTGCTGTGTTGGTAGAGCCACCATCTGATGCTATGGTAATAAAACTATCTGCTGTTACTGTGTTGTTAGACGAAGGCGATAACGTATCTACGTCACCAGCAGCTGATCCTGAATATGCTACTGTTATAGTTCCCATAGAAGCAGCCGCTGAATTCTTAACGGTAATAGTAGAGTCGGCAGAAGCTATAGAAGCTTCAAGAACTGTGACAACTTTACTTATAGTGCCAGCAAAGGGGATAGGTACATACACTGTAGAAACAGCAGAAATATTGTCGATATAACCTGCCAGAGTTTCTCCAACAAGGGTTTCTTTAGCTGTCCATGCCCCTGAACCTGCGCCATTGGCTACGTAGACCTTACCTGAAGCGGCAGAGGCTACACCCTTAGGTTCATGTAGGTATGGGTCTGTTAGAGTATTATGGTTTACATTAGCCATAGTGTGCCTATCCTATTAGTATATACCTAGGGGGTGCAATCAATAATGCAATTATACAGTGTTTAGAGAATTTGTCAAGGGGTAAAGTGTAGGGGTGGAACCTTTTATAAGCACCACCCCCTTTGTTAAGCTTAACCGATATATTCGATAACCAGTTTAGCAGTACCAGCTGTGAATGCAGCGGTATCGTAGTCTAGCGATACGTAAGCAGGTGCAGTACCTACTGTTACTATGCCACCTACAGCAGCACCGTTACAAGCAACTACGTCACCGATAGCATCGATAGCAGTCACTGCAATAGCAACATCAATACCGTCAGCATCAATAGCTACACCAGCAGCAGTTTGCAAACCAATGTTCAGAGCAGCAGTTGCACCAGCAAAGGCAGCCGAAACAATTAGGCTAGCCCGTGTGATGTATGCACCAGCAGGAATGAACGAGTCATTAGCAGCAGGAGCAGCAGCCGAAGAACCGATAGTAGTTGCGTCTGCGATGTTAATTACTAAGTATTTAACGCCGTATTCAGCACCACCAGTTAGGTTAACCTCACCTTGTGCGCCATTGGTAAGAACCAAAAGGCCGTCAGAGTTTGTGTAAGACATTTTCTATCCCTCCTTATACGTTGGTTTTCGTGATAACACGAACCATGTTTTCAGGACGGTACAACTTAACACCGTAACGAGCAGTAGTTACATACTCATGACGTTGGAAGTCTTTGCTGTACTCATAGTCTACTTCAGGCATTTGACGCCATGCACCAACAAAAGGATTGGCAGTAGAGTTAGCCGAGAAGAACAGGTTAGCTTTACCATTGACAGACGAGAAGTCTACGTTTGCAGGAGACGAAGCTTTGTTAGCCAATGCGTTATCAGTTGCAGTAGCCAAGTAGTTCGAAGTGTAAACGTCGAAACCGTATACGTTCTTAACGAAACGCATACCTGTTGCGATACCCGCAGACACGATACCTTCCCACATTGGGTTGTTAGCAACCGTAACGAGATCAGACAAAGTGTTAAGAGTGTATTCGCAAGAAGCGTCAACAATAGCAATCAAGTTTGTGTCAGGCACGTTAGCCTTTTTCAAGGAGAAACGAGCACGAGCAAAGTCAGCTACTGCGATAGTAGCTCCTGTACCCGAACCAGCCCAACGGTGAGCTACACTGTCGATGTTTTCGGCAGAGTTAGCTGAAACACCAGTCTCAGGAGTAGCAAATGTTGCTGTCTCGAAGTGTGCCATGATAGCACGTTCTTGCTCAGGAACAAAGCGGCTCATCAACTCAGCAGAGTAGAACGAATCTTGCTCAGCTTTTTTGGTGATGTAAGAAGCGGATGACAAGTATTTGTCTACGGTGAATGTGAACTCACCAGTATCCATTGGGCGGTATACAACAGCCGAATCTTCTACATAGTTATCAACCTGTGCTTGACCGATTGATGGGATTGTGAATTGGTCCCCGTCAGGGAAACCATCAAGCATACGCACATAGCGTTGGGCTTGCATTTCGTCACGCAGAATCTCCTTAAGCTCACCTGACCATACTTCAGAGCGAGTAAGAAGAGACATATTGCTAGTATTCATACCAGACATTTATCTTCTCCATAAATTAAAGACCGAACTTAGACCCAAGACGCTGACGATCATTCATCAGTTGTTGTTGTACTTTGGGACTATAGTACGCCGATTTGTTTTCCCGACGAAGGTTCTGGTAATAGTTCCAGTCACGTTCCGTCGAAGCTTGCATATTGACACCTTCTGTACGAATAGAACCTTGAACCATTGGGCTAAAGGATTTCTTCTGTTCGCCTAGGAGAGCAAAGAATGCAGTGGGTGACTCAGCAGCAATCTCTTGCATACGTTGTACTGTCATGCCCAACTCAGAGGCTTTCTTCTGGATCACACTTACAGCTTCAGTGCCGTAAGACTTCTCCAACTCTCCGTCTACGATTGCAAGATTCTGCTTTACAGTATTGTCTTGGTCACGCTTAGTCAGTGTCTGTTCAACAAGGCTCTTTAGGGATTCCTCACTCACTTGGGGCTGGGTATTGCCGTCAGTATTAGTGCTACCATTATCTTTATTATTGTTTGTGGGTGCTACAGTATTCACGTTGGTAGGAGCCGTGGCCTTATTCTGTAGTTGGTCGAGTAACTGTTTAGAGTACTCCTGTTTCCCTAGATCTTCACGCATTGCTGTGAGTTGATCTTCGAGAGTTTTAATGTAACCATCAGCTTCTAATTTGCCTTTGGCTAGCACTTCAGGGTCTTTCCAGTTGTCGCCCTTTACCGCTACGAGCTTAGCTAAAAATGACTCTTGTTGTTCAGTAGTCACAGCTTGTTGCTCTGCTGCCTGACTCTGGCCCTCTGGTTGTTGGGCTTGGTCAAATACACTCATTGTTAATCCTTACGGTTAAGGTCTATTAAATTTAAGATGTCGTCAAGTACAGCATTGTACTCATTGACAGCCACTTGCTTATACTCCCAACCTGGGGAGTAATCACGAACAGCATCACGCTTTAAGTAATGTTGTTCGAGAATCTCTCTAAGATCATCGAAGGCGTTACGGTAGTTTAGTACCTCACCTTTACGACGATCACGTTCCTCACCTTTAAGACCCTTGAGCCAAATGGTTTGCATTAGATACCCATTTGTTGAGCAGCCATTAGTTGCTCTTGGTTAATCATCTCAGCGTCTTGTGCTGTCTGCTGTGTCTCAAGTTGCTCAGTGATAGCTATGTTCTCACCGAACAGTCTAGGTTCACCAAGTTCCTCAGCTAGGATACGAGCAAACTCTTTACCTGAAAGGTGAGCAGCTACTGTAGGATCAGCCAACTTAACTTGGTATAGTTGTGTGAGGTTCTGTACACGACGAGCACGTTCAGCAAAGTGACGAGCACCTACTGGAACGATCTTACCCTTAGCAGTGATGTCCTCTTTAGTGACATCCTTAAAGAGCATAGCACCTGTAGCATCATCCATGACACGGATAGTATCACTCATGTTCATGTAACGACGAGCTACCTCAAGCATTGAGTTTAAGATTGGCTCTAGGAAGGTACGTTCGAAGTGAGCAGTCTTGTGTTCAAAGATACGAGAAGCTGAGTTCTGTAGGCTCTGTACTTCGAAGGCTGTCTTCTCACCAGGAGTACGTATACCCATAGCTTGCTTAGGAGCACCAGCCATCTCCTCCATCTTATTCTCTAGGAGTTGGATCTGGAGGTCAGCTTGAAGTGCTGTACCGTCTGGCTGTAGGTAGCCTACGTCACCTTCTTCACCTAGGTAAATACGAGCACCAGGTTCGAAGTCGAAGTCCTCTACGTCACCCCTGATCTTCATGATAGGGTAGGCGATCTGATCGAACACATCAGCCTTGAGGTTCTCTAGGTGGTCGATACGGTACTGCATACCAACTAAGTTGTCCAGTGGTCCCATAGCGTACAGGTTGTCAGGGCGGGGCCTCCAGCCAGCGTGGTAGATAGGAGCCTGTCCTAGCCAGCTAGGGTTCTCTTCGTTGTTAATGATGTACGCACGGTCAACTACTGTGATGATACGGTCAGTCCACAGCTTGCCTTCGTTGTAGTCGTAGATGTCACCGTAGAAGGTAAGTATCTCAACAAAGTTAGACTCGTAGTACTGTTGGATAGATGAGAAGCCATCAGCAATGAAGCCAGAAGCTTTGTCCATCATGCCATCACTGTTACCTACAGTAGCACGAGCGTGAAGCATCTTATCCAAGACTTTCTTAAAGTAGTCATTGGCAGGGTCAGCTTCTACCATCTTCTTAATCTCACCTAGAGTTAAGATACTCTTAATGATCTTAGGTGTCTTAGTAAATGAAGATGCAGTAGGGTTGAATACGATGTCGTAAGGAGATACACGTACAAGCTTAGGGCCTACGTACTGAGTAACAAGCTCACCACTTTCTTTGATCTGGTAGTTGTCTTCCCAAGCTACGGTAGCAAAACAATTCCCATACTGAATCCAATCATAAAGGAGATCAGAACAGATATTAACGAAGTCAGATTGACGTACTTTGTTATCCATGTAAGCTTGGATGACATCACGTTTAGCTTTGACATTACTTGCAGTTGTTTCAGCTTCAAAGCGCATCCACTTCTGTTGAGGAAACAAAGTAGCAAAGTAGTTCGCATGAAGGTTATCCATTATTTGAGTTAGCTTAGGAGTAGTAGTAGTGTTCGACCAAGGGAGAAGAGCATTGCCTGTAGTGCTAGTATCTGTGGCGTACAGATAGTTGCGAAGCTCTTTCTTCTCTTCAGTCCACTTAACTTTAAGCTCTGACCATTCACGCCAACGGTTAGCAATCTCTACAGCCAAGTTGTCTGGCCCTAGTATGTGCATGATGTCTAAAGTTTCACCAGCCATTATGCAACACCTCTAAATTTATGTGTAGACCAAACCACGTTGCTCTTCCTTTGTCTATGAACATTCTTACTTGGTGCAATAGCCATATCAACTACGGAAGCTAGGGCATCAATTACGTCATCGTGGGCAGGATTACGTGTGGATAGTTCTTCTTCTAGGATCTGGATGTTTCCACCACGATAGTGCCATATCTGCATATTGTCATAACGAGGTTCAAGAATAGAAGCGATACGTTCTTGTTTGTTACCTTGATATTTATTAGGACGATACTCTTCGATACTTATGGATAGTCCGTGTTGTTTAATTAGTTCTTTAAGTTGTTTAACGATTGCTATCTGAGCGACAGAAACCTCAGCTCTCATCTTTCTGAATGACCACTTGTTAGACAGAGTTAAGATGTGTTCAAAGTATTCAACAATTCTATCAGTCTTGAAACGATCAATGTCTAAGACGTAAACATTGTTCTCCGAGTCAATACCGATAACGACAATAGCTGTAGAGTCAGATCGTTTACTTAAACTAAAGGCAAAGTCTACAGCAGCAAAAACATTCAAGCGACTATCTTTGTAGAACCAGTAACCATTCTCAAGCTTCAAGAACTTACGGTCGTAGTACTGGAACTTATCGCTACTTACAGGTACGTTGTCGGGGTCAGATGGATCGTTGTAGTACTGAGCACGGAACTGCCCTTTGTCTAAGTACTGACCACGCTTCTTAGCTAAGATCTTAGCATCAAACCCAAACCACTTACCGTCTCTACGTTGCTGGCGAGGCCATAGGAACTCACCAGTGCCATCTCCGTTTTCTTCTACTGATCTCTCAAAGACTTCGTAGATGCCCTCCTCAGCGATCTTGTTGAACTCCTTATCATAGATGTCTTCAGACATAGACATAAGGTCGTTGTATAGATCAGCAGGATGGTAACGAGTTCCTACCACCCACTCTCTTGCTTCAGCTCCTTCAATAGACGATAGAAGCGAGTATTGACTCTTGACCTTATTTCTTCCTTCATTAGTGTAAGCATTTTCGTACACAACCACATCGTCGAGTACAGCAATATCGCAATGCATACCAGTAAGGGAGGTAGTAAGGCCGCCAGTAAAGACAGAGGGATCACGGACATTCTCTTTCTTACGTAGGGGATGGTCTAAAGCAATCTCAGAGTTAGTCCACTTAGATCTCTTACCTTCATCTGCAAGTACATGGTCGGGCCAGTACCTACGGAAGATCTCAGAAGTAAGAATACCTTTAATGAACCCTAGTTGTTTCTCAGCAAGGTTAGCAGTAGCTGAGATGTAGAGGACACGTAGAGTAGGATCTTTGGTTAAAGACCAAGCTACACGGTAGGCAACCATACGTGACTTCTGATGGTCACGAGGGAAGAGGACTAGCTGGTGGGTCTTAGAGTCTTGACGAGTCCACCAAGATAGTAAGTCTGCGTGACACTGACCTAATACTTGGTCAGGTGAAACTAGGCGAATAAAGACTTCTAAGTCATTTTCAGCAGCCGCTCTGATTTGATCTACAGTAGCGTTCATGTTGTGTAAATAACCTTGATTCGTTATATGTGTTGCAATTATACAACAGTTCTATTACTTTGTCAATAGCCTGACTTAGGACGGGGCTTAGGGCGAGGTGATGTTTTAGGGGCTAGCTTAGATACAGGCTTGTACTTCATTGGATTAGCTTTAGCCTTAGTTGGGCCTTTATCACCTAGTCGTGCCGAACGATCTAGCTGTGCTTGGATACGTAGTTCTTCTGCTGTCATCTTAGCCATTGTGTATTATCCCTTAATTAGTTTGAGAGCTTGCTCAAGTGTTTCTTTATTACGTCTAGTCCAACCTTTACCAAAGGTAGCAAAGGTACTTAGGTTTTCGTAGAAGTGTTGTCTAGCTTCATACATCTTCTCGACTAGCTCCGTAGAGTCTTTATCACCAATAGCACGTAGAGTATAAGGACCAACACCCCCATCTGCAACTACTCCTACAATCCGTTGTAATGCTTTAACTGGTCTGCTCATCCCTGAGTTAACACCCCAATCAAATACAGTCCAATCAACACCAGTTGAAAGATCATCACAACGAGCTTTATCCCAGTAGTTAGCTTTGTATAGTGGGGCTACAATCTCAGGAGTTAAGGCTCTCATCTCATCTTCAGTTACGTGACGACCAACAAACTGCTCGTATGTCGCACGGGTAACACCAAGGTTAGTCATTCCGCCAGGATCTTTAGGGTGATTAACAAAGCCACCTTCGTGAGATAGTAATAACTCTAGGCAGTGGTCAAAGTTCTTTTTCATTTAGTTACCTTCTGTATCTTTTCAAAAGTTCTTAGCCCACCTAAACCAAGCATACCTAATAGGATTGGCATCAAGTCAGATGTATTTAATTGAGGTAACGGAGGAAGGTCTACCCCAAACACTAACAGAAAGAATACAATAAAGGGCTGTAAGATAAATGCCCAGAATAAAGATAGTCCACATATCCAACCGATAGCTGGTCGCCAACCACCTTTGAATAAAGAACCACTGGCTGCTTCAGCTTCATTTACTTTTAACTGACCAAGGGCTAGTTGTTGTGCATGAGTGTCAGCCATAGTAGCTATCTCATGTGCTAACTTAGCTGCTTGATCTTTGTCAGGAATAATCTTATCAATGATGCTAGTTACTGGGCCGATAAGTGTATCAAGTAGTCCCATGTTTATTTTCCTTTTACGTTTATGAAACGTATCTGAGGTGTCCCTTGTGCTAGATAAAGTTTAAGACCGTACTTAAGATTTATTATTTTAACAGGTACGTCTTTATCTGGGTACACTAGGTTAGTGTTCATTCTTCTTAGCCCAAGCTGTCATCCCCATGAAGCCAACTACGATGCCCGTCTGGGCCACTAGGAAGGTGTTCAGGAAGCCGCTAGCAGTGTTCATGCGGTCTATGCCCACAAGAGGTGTTAGAAGGGCCACCACGGTCAAAATAGAAGATAGCATAGCTACCCATGCCATGAGCCTTTGTTGGTCTTGCATCTTGTCGTTGTTCTCAATCTGTAGCATACGCTCAGAACGAACTAACTCTTCGTCAGTTACAATGCCATCACCATCAGTATCAAACTCGTTGTACTTAGAGTCATGTTGTAATTGTTTCTGTGTCATTTGGCTGGTCGTCTCTTAGCTTTTCTAGCTGCCTCAGCTTTAGCTTTCTTAATAGTACCTTCTTTAAGTGTACCATCACCAGCTTTAGTAGGAGCAAGAATTATACCAGCAACCATAGGTAAAAGACCTAAAGATGGTTTTGGTTTAGGAGCCTTTGTAAGATACTTATTAGCTAGACCTTGACGAGCACGACTTCCCTTTTCAGAAACAGAAGAAGCTTGGTTAGACACTTTTGTATTTGCATTTAAAGTCTTGTTTCGTTTTATGTCTTGTAGTGTCTTAGCCATAGTGTTAATCCTTATTACGCTTCATCGCCTACTTTGAAACAGACAGGTACTACGCCATACCCTTTACTTATTAGCATCCTACCATAGTTAGCTGCATTAGCTTCACACGATTTTTTACTAAAGAAGAACTTACTTGTATTAGCTCTCATCTCACAACTAGAAGCTAGCGTATTAGTACATAACAATATTACTGCTACCCACATGATACCTATCCCTATATAGCTTTATTTGTCCATGAGAACCAGGTTAGAAAGATTATTAATCCTAGGCCAATAGTCCCAAAGAATAGACCTACTATCCAGTTAATTATGCTATTACGTATCTCTTGCTTACGATGCTCATGGTCTTGACGTTGCTTACGCATCTTACCTTCAAGTGATACAAACTCTTCCCACTTATACTGACCATAGGCATACTGAATGTACTGCTTAAGCTCAGCCCTCATGGCTAGGGCCTTCTGTTTAGCTGCAAATACTTCGATAGCATCTGCCTGTGCTGAGCCTGTCATGGACTTCCACCACGGTGGGTTCTGTGCCTGAGCAGCCATGAAGTCTAAGTCAGAGATAGCATTAGCCCATGAACCTAATTGTGCCCCCATGTCACTCAGCTCTTTACCAACTTCAATACCCTTCTTAAGGTATGTGAAGGCAGTACTGGCTGCTGCCATGAGTGTAATTGGGTCCATTAGACCTTGTTCCTAAGCGAAGCCTCTATACTATCAAGCTTACTAAAGATAGCTTTAACGGTGTCTCTCATCTCTTTCATCTCACGATCATGATGAGTCTTATCTATGTCGATCTGTGATTTGATTACGGCAATGTCTGTGTGGTGGTCAGCTTGACGCTGATAGATTACCCAAACGAATGCAGTCACTGGGGCTACAACCCATTTCATTATAGAGTCAAGCATTTCCATTTACTTTAATTACCTTCTCATTTGGGCAACTTAGTCCGTAGGGTATAGCTGTTCGATTACCATAAGGACGTTCAATAGGCAGTGGGAGTGGGCAGGAGTAGACGCAGACTGCCATTAGTGTTGATGGATATACCATAGTGTACAACACTAACGACAGAGTGCAGAGCATTACTCTAGTGCGGAAGCAGCAGCAGCTAGTGCAGTAGCGTAAGCAGCCTTAGCTGCGTCTGTGAATACTGTGCCAGCAATCGCTTGAACGTCAGCATCCTCACCAGACAAGTCAGCATCAGGTGTCAAGACATGACGGTGGAAGGTGCGAGAGATCTCAACATCATCCTCTGCAATGATTGTAGCTGTGCGGACTTGAACCACTGGGTAACCAGCAGCAAGTTGCATCACTTCAATCTTGTCGTTTGTAGTTGTTTTAGTTAGGGCCATTTTTATCTCCTTGGCTTTGTTAGTGAGCTTGCGAACTCACTCAGGACTGTCCACCCTCTAGGGGCATTAAGTTTCATATGTAATGTTAAAGGTGAGTAAGTTGCTAAAGCCACCGCCAGCCACATTCATATCAGATACTTCAACATTACCAGAAGGAAATGATGCTCCATTCAAAGTGTTATCGTACAAAATAATGTGACTTGCTGAGGTTGGTACAGCAACCCCAACACGGTTTTTATCAGTTGCTAAATTCCATGCTTGAGATGATACGTTAGGCCCACCACCCTGAATGGAGGCGTTATTCGAGTAAGGCAAACCAGTAATTTTTAAATTGCCACTAGCTGTTCCTACGGTCAAAGTTCCGCTTGTATAAATTGTGGCACTCAAGTGAATTAGACGACCAATCTTAGTGTACCTGCCCGTTGCTACACTTGTGATTGCTGTGAATGCACCTGTGGTTGGGGCGTATACAGGCGTCCACGTCCCTTCTTCATAGTCATCAAACAGTTCACTTGTGCCAGTGCCAGAGGTGGCAGAGAAGTCGATGCCTTTGCCGTTAGCCAACACGACGTTGCCATCCTTGAGCGTAACACCATCAAGCGTGACACCAGACGCTCCAGTTTTTTCAGTTATCGTGTCAACAGTCAAAACGCCGTCTACATCAACATTGTTGAATGTTGGGTTTCGACCAAAGATTCCACCCTGATGCTTAATTGTCATTTTCTAACCTCACAAGTATCCAGTAATTTCTATTAGTAAACGGCCTGCACTATAGGCTGCGT